TACGATAAAATTAAAAACACTGTTATTAAAGAAGAAGGCGTTTTAGTTGCTGAAGAATTTGGTGATGATGATAACGAAGTAGGATTAGAAATAGCTGTTGAAGATAAAGAGGAAAGAGAAGACAAGGATGTATCTAAAGAATCTGACGTTGTTTCTGTTGATTCAGAAGACAAAGATATGGATAAATACATGGCCGAACTTGAAAAAGCTCGCAGCGAATCAATCATTCCTCCTCAATATATTGCTGATAATGCACAAAAAGCATTAGATGCTAAAGAAAAATATGATTTAAAAGATTACGGCACACCAGTAGGATGGAAAAGAGCACGTCAATTAGCAAATAGAGAAGTAATATCATATGATACAGTAAAACGTATGTATAGTTTCTTAAAAAGACATGAAAAGAACGCTGAAATAGGTAAAGGCAAAGAATACCACGAAGATAAAGGTGCAGTAATGTATGACGCGTGGGGCGGCAAAGAAGCTATTAAGTGGTGTGAAAAAATAATGAATCAACAAGAATCAAAAGATAAGTAATAAATAAGTGGAGAGATTTATGACACAAAAACAATACGACGAATTACAAAAACAAATTGATTTGTGGGAATCACTATCTAATAAACAAACAGATAAAGTATATCCTTCAGAATATAATAACAATATATACATAAATACCATTCCCTATAGCTATACAAGTAGGAATCCAAAATGAGTTTTTTAGAATTATTACAAAAATCAAGAGAACAAGCTAAGGCTGATTTAAAAAAACGTAAAGTTGATTTAGATGGCGACGGTGAATCACATCCTGCTCAATACTTCGAAGGTCTTGATGAAGAGACTAAACGTAAGCGTGAAAAAGAAATGGAACGCCGTAAAAAAATATATGAAGAAACAGGAAAGCCAGTTTATGGTCCTTTACCTGGAGACGAAGATATAGATAAGGCTAAACAAAATAAAGGCACTAAGTCTAAGAAAGCTGATGAAGTAAGAGAAGAAATAAAGAAACCTGGCAAAGCTGAATTTATTAGAGCATGCAGTAAAGTTTCAGGTGTTTCTAAAAAGATTATTGAAACAGTTTATGATAAAGGATTAGCAGCATATGCCACTTCAGGACATAGACCGGGTCAAACACCACAGTCGTGGTCGAGGGCCCGTGTATATGCCTTTTTGTTTGATTCAAAGAGTGGTGCTCGTAAAGCTGACAAGGACTTATGGGATAAACATTTAGAGAATAAGAGAAATAAGTCAGTAAATAAAAGCGAAGAAACTAATAGTAATATACCTAAAGACAAAGAAATATTAACAGAGAATAACACAGACACTCTAAAAAAAACAATTACATTAGGTGATTTAATCATAGCTGAATCAACCGCTGCGATAAAAAGCTCTAAAGCATTGAAAAACGTAAATGCAGCAAAAAGATTAGCTAATAAATTATCAAAAGGACATATAACACATTCTGAGCTTCAAAAATGTTTTAAAATGCAGGATAGATTCTCGCATAATAAAAACATAAACTACAAACTTGTAGGCGGAGAGCCAATGGCACATTTAAAACAGCTTTTAAATAAAGGAATAGATTTGAATGTTGCGTTAAATACACAATATACGGAGAACAAAGATGAGTAAATTAGACGTTTTCTCTTCATTTCAGCCTTTAACATTAGATTTATCTAAAGCTGATGATGATAAAGATACAATAGAAATAGAAGGCATTGCGACAACTGAGCATGAAGATACTGCGGGTGAGATAATCCTTCAGGAAGGTTTAGATTGGAGTTATTGTCTAAAGAATGGTAGCTTTAATTATGACCATTCTAATGAGCCTAAGTTTATTATGGGAGCTCCTCAATCTGTTAAGAAGTTGATTCATAATGGAAAAGCTGCTACATCTATTAAAGGTGTGCTTTATGCTCGTAAGCAAATTGTGCAAGACTTAGTAGAAAACTATAAAGCAATGAAAAGTGCTGGTCAAATTAGACACTTAGGTTTTTCAATTGAAGGTCAAGTCCTTACAAGAGATAATAAACAACCTCATATTATTACAAGAGCTCGAGTCCTTAACGTATCTTTAACACATAATCCTTGTAATACAGAAGCAACTGTTGCAATGGTTAAAAGTATTTTAGCTAATATAGAGAAAGAGGAAGAAATGGTAAAGAGTGAATATGCTGATCAGCCTATGAGTTATCGTCAAGCCGAGCAGCTTAAAGAATATTCTGATAAATTATGTTTATTGCTTGATTCAATGGGTGAAGATGCAGATCTTCCAGAATGGACACAAAGTAAAATCACTAAAGCGTTAGATTATGTTCAGGCTGTTTATCACTATCTTGAAAGCGACGACAAAAAAGAGAAAGATGAGTTATCTATGGATAAAGCTGAGATTAAATATGAAGACGGCGAAAGTGCTGAAGACAAAGCTAAGAAACTTTTAGAAAGACACCCTGAATTGAAAGATGAAGAAATTATGACAGAAATACACAATCTTATCAGTAAGAAATATTCTGACGAAGAAATGGACAAAATGGATTCAAAACAACTTATTGAATACATCAGATTCCTTGAAGGTCTAAAAAAAGATTACATGGATTCTGAATCAAAAGCTGAATCAGATAAAAAATGTGATGATTGTGAAGACTGCGAAGGTGATTGTGAAGAATGTCCTAAATGCCGTGAGCGATTAGAAATGGAAAAGCAATCTGATTTAAAGCCAATTCAGCCAGAGAGTTTAGAAGATGATGTAATAGCTTCAAGTGATATGAACATTGGTTATGAAGAAGATATGGTCGAAGATTTAGATTTAGAAGACCAAGAAGATGTATTATCACGTGAAGACTTAAAAGCACTAATTATTGAAATGCTTAAAATGAATCTTCCTATCGAAAAGATTCTTGAAAAGATTAAAGAATATTATAAATAGAGCAACCCAGATTGCTCCTGTTTTAATCTTTACAGGATTTTAATAGGTTTATATAAAATAAATAAAAATTAATTTCTAAATAAAAATAAAGAAAACTTAAAAAACCTAACATTTATTAAGTCATCATTATAAATTGACATCTAAACAAATAATCTTCGAACTTTTTTTTTAAAAAAGGCCGAGAAACAGATATATAATAATGTAGAGGACAGCACTTATGCTGTGAATGTTTTTATTGATTGAGCAATAGAAGTGTATTTTATTTGCGCAAACTCCTAAACAATGTTCATTACCCTTTTATGCTATTAGCTATTATAAATATTAAAAACAGGAGAACTTATGTTAGAGAACACTAATAAAGTAGAAGAGATTCTCAACGAAATCAAAGAGAATCTCGAAGTCGAAAACAAAGTTTCTTCAGAAATAGCAAAATCAGCGGATGGTTTAATTGCAGCACAACTTGAAAAATTCGAAGTGTTGTCGAAATCTGTTGATGCAGTTTCTGAGAAACTAGATAACATTTTGAATACTATTTCAGAACTTAACATTCCATCACAGGATGAGATTGAAAAAGCAATCGAAGTTAAGGCTGAAGAATTAAGTAAAACAGTTGAAGAAAAAGATGCAGAGCACAAAGTTGAAATTGAAGAGCTTTCTAAAAAAGTAGAAGATCTTGAAAACGAGCCTGTTGTCAAATCAGCAACTGTTGTTGTAGAAAAAGTAGAAGAAGAAGTTGTTGAAACTCTTGCGCCTACTCGTGATGAACTAATTAAAACAGCTATGGCAGAGCTTCCAACTGCCGACTACCAAAGAAAAAGCCAGCTATTCAAAGCGATTAGTCGTTTAGAAGCAGGCGTATCAATTGATAAAATAAACTTTTAAGGAGAAACACATATGTTACCTAATATCAATGAAAATGTAACTATCAATGAATTGACCCGTCTAAATGACTCTTTACGCAAAAATAGCCAAGTTGGTTATCAAAGCAACTCAATGGGCTCCGGCTCACTTGCTCCTCTCGTAGCACAATCAATCGAAGGAACTTTAGCTTCTGCTGCTCACACTATGCGTGATTTGGCTCTATGGCCAATGCTTCCTAAGATTCAAGCAAGTAATACTCTTCATGAGTATGCTGTAATTTCACAGCATGGTGAAGACCTTGACCCATTCATCGCTGAAGGTGGTGGAAGTGAATTCGGTGCATCTGCAAGTCAGTATGAAAGAAAATCAGTAAAGATTAAATATTTAGCAGAGAAAAGAAGCATTTCTGATGTTTCTACTCTTGTTGGTATCGTAGGACCTAACGCTGACGCTTTAGCTGAAGAGACCGAGCGCGGAACAATGAGCCTTCTTCGCAAAATGGAAGTTCAACTTTTCCACGGTGATGAAGATGTTAATCCTCTTGCTTTTGATGGTGTTCTTAAGCAAATTGAGCGTAGCGACGCTGGCGTCCGTAATCCTTTCAACTTCGGTCGTGATTACTCTGATAATCAAGAAGATCTACAAGGTGCTGCTTTAACTGGTAGCAAACTACACGAAGTTCTTGGTGAGTTATATTCAGCTCCTCGTTTTGGTGCTCCTGACGCAATCTTTATGTCTCCTAAGGCATACAGTAAATTGATTGCTGATTCAGCTGCTAACGGTCGTCATGATTCTATGGTTCTTGTAGGACAAGGAGACCAAGGCGTTCATACTTTAGGTGCTGGACCTCGTATCCACATTATGGGACCTATGGGACCCGTACCTGTTGTAGCTGCTCCATTTATCAGTCGTCGTCTTGCTCCACCTCGTGTTAAGTCTGCTGGATCTGATTTCACTCTTCCAAGTGATGCAGCTGGTAATGATTTCACTTCACAAGGTATTGATACTGACGGTAATTATCGTGCTGCTGTAACTGCAATCAATGCTGACCTTGCTACTGGTGTAGGCTGGGATCCAACTGGTAATGGCGAGCACCAAGGTGATTATCGCTATGTATTCGTATATGTTAATAAAAAAGGTTATTCTGCGCCATTTATGAGTGCTTCTGTTGATGCACACGACGGTCAAATTCCTAAGTTCCAACTTGCTGGTCCTTCTGCTGGTGTTGCTGATTACGTTCGTATCTATCGTTGTAAGGGCAACCTTAGCGATGCACAATGTCTTCGTCAGGCACAGCTTATCGGTGAAGTTAAGACTGCTGAAATTGTTGCAGCTCCTTGGTTTGACGCAGGATTTGAGAGAAATGATTGCTCAAGCGTTCTTATCTCTCAAATGGACCCACAATGTATCGAATTTGCTCGTCTCCTCGATTTCATTCGTCGTCCTTTGGCAAATGTTGGCGCTGCTCAACAATTCCTTTTGATGATGTTCGGTGCTCCTTCAGTAAAGGTTGCGCGCAAGAACTTCGTATTGCGAAACGTAAGCAAATAACATATTTAGGTATGCTAAGCTCGGGAGACAATGCAGCCTAACTTCAATATGTATTTTATTTTTAAAAACAAGATGAATTTCTTTTTTTAGGCCTCAACGGATGTTTCTCTCCCCATTCGACGAGGCTATTTTTTTATCGACATCTATAAGCAGCTCTGTTTTTACTTCTATGTGTGTATGATAAATTACACATAAGTTTGTTAAAGTTTAAACAGAGATAAAACAGAATAACGAAAGGATTACAATGGCAATCGACGTCTTCGACATAATCACAGTTGATTTATTGAAAAATACAATGCTTGCTGGTATTGATTTAACGTTAGATGATGGAAGTGCATATCCTGATGACTTATTCGAGCAATCTATAGCACAAGCGATTTCTATGATGCAGGAAGAGTTAGAAATAACTATTAATCCTTTCAGCACGAAAAAGGAACGACACGACTTAGATTCAGACCAAGCACGTGGATTCTATCCGAATCAGTTAGATAAAAGACCACTTAGAAGTGTTGATAAACTTACAATAAGTTATGGTAATTACCAGCCAGTTGAAATTCCTCAAGTATGGATAAATATTACATCTCCAGAAGGTGGGTCTGTTCATTTAATCCCGACAGCAGAGAGTGTTGGGACATTTAACTTTAATAACGTTATACCTCTTCTATTAGATCCGATGGCAGAAAGAGCTTATTATTCAAGAGTTCCTGGATATTTTTCATATGACTATACTTCTGGATTCAACTTTATAGAGAAAACAATAACTATTCCACAGAATTCAACAGAGATAACAGGTTTAACGTTTGGTGAGACTTTAACAGATACACCTAATTTTATATTTGAGATTGTAGATGATGGAAACGGCAACATCGTGGGTGCTCCCGTTCCTAAGATTAAAGCATTTGGTCTATCAGACGAAGGATTCTCTGCTACAACATCAATTACTCCTGCAGTTGCTGATATGATAATTAAAGTAAAGATTCATACTATGCCATCTGTTTTAGTAAAATGTATTTTATACGTATCAGCAATGCTTCCATTAGACACTGCAGGTGATTTACTATTAGGAGCAGGTATAGGACAATTTAGTTTAGCAGTTGATGGATTAAGTCAAAACATAGCATCCACATCTTCAGCAACTTCAGCTGGTTATGGAGCTCGTATCTTGAGTTATGAAAGACAACTGAAAATGGCATTAGCTTCTGTAAAGAAGAAATATAAGGTTCCTAAGATTGCAGGAGGATTCTAATGTTATTCCCTTTACCAGCGCAACTTCTTAATAAAGGACGTGCAGATTTTAAAGTTGTTGAGTTTAGAAAACTTATACAACAAAAAGGACTAAATATTACTTGGGAACAAGCATTAGAGTGTCCTTGCTCAATTAAATCATCAACAAACTATGGATTAGACTTATTAGAAGTTGTTGATTCGGACGTAAATTCAAGTGGTTATGCTCCTGATTGCACAATATGCAACGGTATAGGAATCGTTAGACATTCAGCACAAACAATAAAAGCACTGATAACATCAGCTTCAGGTGAAGAAGTAAGTGGTAAATACGGATTACTTAAACAAGAAAAAATAAAAATTACAACAGAGCCAGAACATTTATTAAGTTATGGTGATAGAATAACACTTAAAGATTCTGTTATAGTTTTTAGAGAAACACTTAAGATGCCTAATGCTGGTGTTAATATAACTCCTTCAAGGCCTATTATTACAAGAAACTTAAATCTTGCCAGCGGTGAAACACCCGTAGGCGTATTATATATACAAAAAAGTGGAGTGGATGGTTTAGGAATTGCTGGAGGAGTGAATCAAGAAGATATACAAATAAATGCCGGTGGTGCTTCAATAACATTTTTAAATGGAAGTGAGCCTGCTGCAGGAACTAATCTAACTATTTCATATTACGCTAATCCGACATATGTAATAATAGAATATCCTCATACGTTAAGAGATACTTTCTTAAGAACGAACAATCAAGAAGTGTTTTCACCAATGCTTGTTCAGGCAGAAGCTAAAATGGAAGTGGATAAATAAAATGATTGATTTACATTTAATACACGGTATAGCTAACGGCGTCAAATACTATCAAGAAAATCAAGATGAGTTCAGAGCTATCTTTGATGACATATCTCAAACATATTCAGATAAATTATATGCAAAAATACAGAATCTCGATATAAAATATGATAGTGCATATTCAAACACTCATGATTCGTATCCTTTAATTACAACTTCACTTGCTGAATCAACAACAGATGCAGACCAGATGTTGGGTAATCAAGGGTATAATGAAAAGAAAGTTCTATTTTTGAATCAAGAGTGCATAGTTAGTTTATATACATCTGATAAAGATGTTTTGAGAGCACTTCACAGAATGATTCAGTCTGCTTTTCTGATTTTCAAACAAAGCTTTCTAAAATCTGGGTATCTAAACGTTGAGTTTATTAGTTCTACAGAACTTAGACCTGATGAGGATATCATAGGTAAAGGCGTAAGCGTTTTTGGTAGAGAAATTACTTACTTAGCACAGAAACAACTTCACGCTAAACCTATACTCCCAGCAGATCAGTCGTTCCCATGGGTGGTATCACCAATTAGCGTCAATAACTAAAAAAAAACTTTTAATATATTAGGAGAAAAACAATGCCTACATTTCAAACATACAAGGGAAATACTTTTTTTGCCCCTGTAACTATTATAGACGTTCAGAATGAGCTTGTGGCACCTTCAGCATTAGGTAAATCTTTGGCAATTTTCGGAGACTTCCCTGAGTTAGAAAGTGGTAAAGTTTATACTTCTGTTAAGGGTGGCTCTTCATTAGCAGAGCTTTACCCAAACGTCGCAAAAATTCGAAACTACGATAAGTTATGGCGCCTCTCATTGAGCGGTATCGATAACTTTTCAGACAGCCTATCACTCATAAACTGTGGTACGTCTGCTCAAGCTGCTGTAACTGTTGATGACAGTGAGTTTAAAGCTCGTTATTACGGCACAAAGGGTAATCAAGCACGAGTAAGAATTGAAACACCTTCAACTGGGACAGGAGACCCTGCTGGTATCGGTCTTTCAGCTACAACAAAGTTCTATCGTGTTAGAGCTTCTGCACCAGGCTTTCCTTTATCATCACAAGAATTCGGTTATCCGAATCAACTCAAAGTAGTTTATACTGATGATAGTGCTCAAGACCAAGATGCAACCATAGTAATTGCATCTGGCTCAATGGTAATCACAACTTCAGCAGGCTCAACAACTATTGACCTATCTGAATTAGGTGGTATGAATGATTTACAACAAGTTATTGAATCAACAGACTCTCGTTTTGCTGCAACAGTTTTAAATTATGATGTTAAACCTGAAGAGCTTGATGAATTAACTGCAACATTTAACGATGATACTGCAGCAAATACTCCTGTTGAGGTTGTATTTCATGCTCATGTTAAAGCCTTAGAAGAAGGTCTTGAGCGTCTTACAACTTTCCCAGTTAAATTAGAATTAGGTGATGATAGATATCGTCCTCTTACTGCAACAGCTGGTAATGCAGATGCAGCACCTTTAAATATGCTAAGTCTTACAGGCGGCACACAAAGTGATGCAACAACTGCTAACTTCAGATCTGTTCTTGAGGATGGAGCTATTATCGGTAAAGATTTCACATCTTGCACAATCGAAAGCACAACAGCTTCAGTTCATAAATTACTTAGAGACTATTGTAATGCATCTGAAGGATTACTTAAAGAAAGAAATGCTTACGTTGCTGCACCATCAAGTCAAACACTGGATGCAGTATATAACCTATACGTTCTTCCTCTTGATGACAGCAGAGTTTCTGTTGTTGCACAAGATATTGTTTATGAAGACTATCAAGGTAATAGAAGAGTAGGCAACACAGTTGATATGGCTGTATTGATGATGTGTGGTCAAGGTGCATTAGGTGCAGCAATCCCTCTTACAAATAAGCAACCTAACATCCTTGATACAAAAGAATCTTGGAGCCGAGACTTAGATATTCACGATTTAGCTAAAAGAAGCATCTTAGGAATCTTCTTAAATAGCAACAATCAACTAAGTGTTGTTAGAGGTCTTACTTCTAAAGCTTCATCTAATCTTCTTCAGGATATTGAGATTTCTTCTAAAGAATCAATTGATATGAACGTTAGAGACTTAAGAGCTTATGTTTCACAAAAATTAGGAACAACTATAAGCAACACAACATTAGGTTCTCTTAAAAAGCTAATCGAAGAAAGATTAGTCTTACATCGAACTCGTGGAATCATAAGAGATTTTCAAAATGTTTCTGTAGCAATATCAGGCGATACTGCAACAGCTTCATACGAAGTTCAACTTACTAATCCACTTAACTTTATTCGCATCAACGCGACCATCTTAAGATAATAAGAAAGGAAAATTAAAATGGCTGTAAATGTAATAACAGGCGCTAAAGCCGTAATCAAAATCACACCGACAGGTGGGACAGAAAAGATTGCAGGTTATGCCACAGGTATTTCTATCTCAGAAGTAACCTTTAATGGTCGTGTTGATTCACTCGGCTTTGTAGATACACGTGAAATCGTTCCAATCGGACGCAATGTTTCAGCAACAGTAAATTTCATTCGTATCTTTAATACTGATAATGACAACTTTGACGGCTTAGAATCAACAACAGATACAGACGAAGTTGTTGTAGTAAATTCTTCAGTGAATACCACATCAACAGGACAACAAAGAACTGACGATGTTTTAACATTCCCAACTTTTGACTTAACAATTTATGATGCTGCAAATTCTCTTGCTCGACCAACTGCTGTTGGGACTGATGCTGCTGCTAATGATGTTGAAATTTATACTCTTAAAGGATGCAGAATTTCTTCACAAAACATTGTTGTTGATAGAGGGTCAATGATGGGCGTTCAATGCACAGTCGATGCAACTCATCTGATTCGTCATAAACCTCCAACAGAAGTAGTTAGACCTTGATAATAATATAATAGGGATAACGACGTTTATCTCTGTTTAAACATCTCTTATTATCCGATTAAACACCCATCTCTTTTCCTTTATGTTAAACTGTGGGTGTTTTTTAGTATTCGCTGAAAGATTTAAATAGGAACTCACATCCTATTTGTAAAAGGTGGAAGTGCTGCTAGCTTTTCTCTTTTCTACTTGTATAGCTAATAGGTAAGGGTTTGTATGCTTAAATAACTAATTAAAAGTTAAGTAGATTATACTTTTTTTCGTTTAATGTTAAAATGTTTATATAAAAGCGTATTTACTGTATATATAATACTATAGAAACTATATTTCCGGGAGATGAGTAATGGATTTAGTAAAGTTAAAAGAAGAAGCACGAGATCAGAAGATTTCAAGTCCAAACGATTTAAAAAACATCAAGACTCAAAAAGAGTTAGAAGATGATTTTGAATATGCAAAACGTATTGAGAACTTTAAAGTAACCTACACAGATGATGCAAAAGGTGATATGGAAAGTGTTGTAACATCACGAATCATGAATCACGAAGAGAGAATTAGATATGATAGAGTTATCAGCGATTTAAGCGGAGGAGTTCCTTTTGATACACTTCCAGTTGATACAAGAAATCGTTATATCTGTGTTGCAAGAATGATTTGTCAAATAGTAGATCCAGTTGAATGGCTCTTAGAAAAAGCAGGTGAAGACTTAGAGTTTTGTTTTTCTATAGGAGGTAAATTGCTCGATCATGAGAGCCGTTTCTTTCGAAACAGTAGTAGAACGAATAAGAAAGCAGAGGGAAAGCCCAGGTTTTCCATTGATTAGAAACTCTTTAGAGATTACACCATTACCTGTTCTAAGCGCTAGCGATATTACTTGTTGGGAGAACCTTGAGCTGTGTATGCTTAAACTTGAGGACACTCAATTTAATATTCTCTGGAAAGAACGAAAACAAAAATTAGAAGACCTAAATTCTAAATCATTATCAGAATACCAAAAACTTGCAAGATATAAAAGAAACACTATGGATAAAAAGATTGATAATCTTCCACAAAGTGTTAAAGATGACCCATTCATTCTTGAAATGGAGAAACAACTTGCAGCTGGTAATGGTAATAACGTTTCTGAAATGTTAAAAGCTTTTAAAATGTAATGAGGTATATAATATGGCACCAAGAACACCAGATATGCAGAGGCAACAAAGCGGATTTACTGCTTTAGATTCTTTGCGCAATAATGCAGCAGGATTAAAACTCCCTGATTTTTCACGTAATAATCAATTTCAGGGTAGTCCAATGGCGCAAGCTTCAAGCGGTTTGGGAGGTTCTCCTACATCATTCGGCGCTAATCCATTTGGTATGAGTGGAGGTGCTGCTGCGGCTAGCGCTAATCTTCCATCATTTGGTGGAGCAGGAAGTTCTATGGGAGGAGGAGGCGGCGGCGCAGGTGCTGCTATCGCTTCTTCAGCAGCAAAAATAGTTGCAAGTAATGAAAAGTTAGTTGCAGCATTAAATAACTTAGCAAGTAAATTGGGAGGAGGTAAAAAAAGCCCTGGCGGAGGTGGTGGCGGAGGCGGAGGTCAGCCTTCACAACGACAAAAACAACGGCCCTTTGGTGGTAAATTCTCAATGAACGCTTTAGGACAAGCAGTTGGAATGGCGGTCACAGGCACAGGTGCTATGATTGATTTTGATACGCAACAAATGGGTTTTCAAGCAAATGCGATGGCCGCGCAGAATCAAGAAGTGTTTTTCAAACAAAGCTTAGGTGGTATGGGCAGTCAATTCAGGTCTATGGGTGTCAATCAAAATGTTGCTAACGCGAAAAGAGATAGTGCAGGTAATATAGTTTCTGGTGTTGGCGCTGGGACGATGATGCTCGGTGGTTTAGCGGTCATTGGAGGGCTTGCAGCAGCACCATTTACAGCAGGGACTTCGCTTACAGTATCAGGATACGGATTAGGAGCAATGGGTATCGGTGGAAGCGCAAGCATGCTCGGTAATAAAATAGTATCTAATGCTGGTGAGGCGGCTCGCGTTGAATCCAATGATCAAAATTCAGCTGAATATCAAAGAAGATTAGAACAGGATAGAGAAATATTTACTGCTGGAGCAAGAGGGGCTGTTAGAGGTTCAACTAACGTCGGTCAATACTTTCAGGGAAGAGCATCTTTTTCTGGAGGCGAAGGAGCTAATGCAGTTTCAAGGGCAGCTCGATTTAAAAGAAAAGGAAGGCAATTCTCTCTTTTAGCATCAATAGGGAACGAACTGATGATGCCTATGGAGCAAGCTGGATTCGAGTTTATGGCTAACGTTTCTATGCGCACAGGTAGATATTCAAGATTTATGGATCCACAAGGACGTATAAACACTAGTGGCGAAGGAGGTTTGTTAGATATAAACGAAGAAGGGTCAGTTCTTGAAATGAGTGCAGCATTCGGTAGCACTTTAGGAATAGGTAATGTTCAAGCAACTAAAGAAATGAATGCTATAGCTTCTGCTCAAGGATTTAGAGGTATAGAACATAATGTTGTTGCTGGTGAAAATACTATATTAAATCCAAGAACCAGAGCCGAGCGTCGGAGGCGTAAAAGAATATTCAAAAAAACAATAAGAGCAGGAGACCCAGACGGAATTTTAATTAGAGGTCTTGCTTCACCATTAGAGGGTGATGGATCAATCGGAGCTTTTCAAGGTGATATATTAGCAGGTATGGCAGCAAACCCACATGCTAATGCTGCTGATAATATGACCGGTGCTGGAGCACGACAGTTAGCTGCATATGGAAGAGCACCTTTAAAATTGATAAGCTCTGGTAGCGCATTAGACCAAGATATTTTAGCAGCTGGAACTAATGATTTTAGAGATCCAGCATCTTTAAGAAGAAATAATCATAATAGAGCAATGGGACTTGATACAGTTCTAAATGCAAGACAACGTGGATTCTCTATATCAACAATAGGTTTAGCTGGACAAATAGGTCGTGGTGGTATGGGTGGTATGCACTCTGCAGATGCAAGAGACTTAATAAATGAAGCAGCATTTTTGGATTTAAGAGGTGCTGGAGCTCAACAACATATCAAAGGAAGATTAGAATTCTTTAGCAAAATGTCTGAAGGCGGGTTTAATCCTCGTTCAGGTGGCTTTACTATGGCTGTAGGAGGAAATGCTGAAATAGGTTTAAATGGTCCCGGTGCTCCTACGTTATTTCAAAGAGGATTTAGTGCTGATCAGATGCAGATGGAAGGTGAGATAAATACAGTTATAAATAGAGGTCGAGCAAGAAGACTTCAATCATTTATGGGTGGTAATTTTGGTAATAGAGCAAATGAAATGAGACAATTTGCTGAAAAGGGAACATCAGGCATCAAAGGCATTCTTGGTGGATTCGGCGAAGATGTTTTAATGGCATCAGTATTAGCTGAAAATGATGGAGATATTGCAGGCTCAATGAGGACAATGCATGAAATGGGACCTCTATCTGCTAGAAGACGTTTTAAAGCTGCTGGATTCAGTGGAAAAGGTTTAAGAGACGCTTTACTATCACTCCCAGGTATGACTCCTGATACTGTTGATACAATATTACAATCTCCTGATAGATTAGAGAATTTATCACAAAAAGAAAGAACCACATTAGGAGCTATGGCAGAGAAATCTGTTGGTGGTGCTAAAGCAGAAAAAGAGATTCAACGTATGGAGAATTTTAATAAATTAACTTTCAGGATGATGACAGCTGCTGAAGCAAACAAGGAAGCAAATGAGATTAGTAAAGCTACACTTAAGGATATTGAAGCATTCCTTAAAGACACATTCTCGCCAGCACCTAAGAAAAAGGCTAAAGAGAAAAAGCCACCAAAATCATGATGGATATACGTTTAAAGAAGGTTATAACGTTCTTACGTAAATCTTTATGCAGAATCAATATATATTCTTGGATTTACAAGAAAGATAAAACAGAGACTATCTGAGAAAAGGATTAGATAATGGCAAAGACAGGCCCAAAGCCCGGCAATAATAAAGCCCAAAAATCTGTATTTGAGCAAGATGTTGGAGACTCATATAATTTCGATGAGAGTGTCATTGAAGGACGTCGTTATGATGATATTGATGATTATAGAAAAGGTAAATTACCACTCCCACCATTCCCTTATAATCCTCTTACTTTTAAAACTAGGGATTTTTTTGACCCAGATAATCCCGAGAGCACTACACAAAAAGTATTATCGCCATTATTTAAGTTGATTCAGAGTTCAATGAAGTTTGATAGAATAGAAGATTCATACGCAAATAACTTTATAGTGAATCTTCATAATTATAACTTCCCAGTTCCCATACCTTTACAGATGTTTATAACTTCAATTGAGCTGACTAACACAAAAGATTCACCATATCAATCAGCAAGTATGACATTACAACTTCCTGTAAGCATAGCAACAGGTTTATTTTCTGGACCATCTGGACATCCAGAGCCGGGACAATGGCTTATTATAAGACACCGTCCTAATGACCCAAACAACTCACCTTATGATTCTATATTTGGTGCTTCAGCTGGGATGGCAATGGATAACTTACAGTTTATTGGGACAATTACAGGAATAGACTATGAGATAACAACTAGTTCTGAAGGTAATAGTGTATGCTCAATATCAGTGTTAGCAAATTCATTTATTCATAATTTAATGTATGCTGAATATAAAGTTAAGCCAACAGGTATGAGAGACCAAGCGATTTCTGAGATTGAGGGTGAGGAAGAAACGTTTATAGTAGAAGCGACTGCAGAAAGTAGTAGTTATATGATAAACTGGCCTGACTGGTATGCTCTAATCCAACAAGAATCACAAGCAGCATCTGGAAAAGTAAGTCTAAGAAAAAGCCTAAGACTCTTAACTGATGCCCTTGCATATCCTCAATTACCACCTTCAGTAAATTTAGAACCCATGGATTTAGCTTCTTTTTTAAATGTATATGCAGGGAGTAATTTTAGTCTTGAAGAGTTAATAGGAAGACTAGCACTAATAGTTCCTCCTAAGATTTTAGAGTTTTATTTTAATGGTATTTTAAGTGTTTATGAAATACTTGCTATTGATTCACCAGTTGTAAATTATACCCAGATAAAAACAGCTGCTGCAGCATATTATGCAGAAAAAATTAGTGATGACAATAATATATTTGGAGTCGATGATTCAACTGAAGAAATAGAAATATTTAAAAGATATCTTGAGGATCCAACCTTTTTTGATGCTAAAGGTGGCGTTTTAAAAATATCATCTATTGTTCATATTGCAACAACAAGAGACCATATTCCGCCTTCACATCCAATGTGGGGTTGCATGCCTCATGATGATATACCTTTTGTTGATATAAATAGAATTAAAAACGTAAATATGGAGACAACAACTGTCTGGGACTTAATGCAAGGAACATTTCAAACTGATAGTAATATTATTGAGTTCTTCCCGACAATCTTATCAGTTTCAGCAAGAGATTTAGCTTATTACAAACAACAAAACATAGAAGTAAGAAGAATTCATAGATTATTAGGCGGAATTCCTACTTTGATTCTTAGAATGAAGCCTATGCATCCAATGATGGGTAAGCATGGTATTAGTAAGAGAACTATTGATTTTGCAACGAAAAAAGGAAGGACATCATTAGGCGCATCTAATTTTAATGTAAATCCTGAATTACAATATCACACAGCGTCTGAAAAAATGAAAGATGTTTTAAACGGAAGAAAGTTATCAGAATATAAAGATTGCTCTTATGGAGAAGCTTTACCTTACTATGTAGATCCACAGATTTCTTCAGAACATCCTGACTATATTAGGGCTTACTCATTACCACCTCAAGTCTATCAGGATGAGATTATTAGAATGTCATATGGTTTAAATGATAGAGCAAGAGTAAATAGCGTTAAAGTTATAAATCCTCAGACAAAAAATATGGGCTCTAAATTAAGATATGCTATAGACGGAGATGCTATTCAAAACGTTCCGAGTGCTGTTAGACATGGATTACGTTCATATGACCCAGTCTGGCCTTATAATGAATTTAGAAGTGCTCCAACATCTAAGCCTGAAGCCAGTGAAGCTCCTAACTATAAAATGTTAAATACACATCTTTCAGAGAGATGTTATCTTATTATGGGAGACGACCAAAAATATTTTGCTGGGACTTTAGTTGCAATGTCATTAATTGATAAAGGTATAACTCCCGGTCAGTGGGTTGAAGTTTTCTTAGGTGGAGGTAATAATGTTGATATTTATGCAAAAGAAAGCATGCTTATTTATGTTGAAAGTATAGCATATGATTATGATGTTAGACAATCAGATGGTCTTATTACTATGAGGACAATCATAGACTTTACTCGAGGATCTATGGGAGCTCAAATACCTGATTTCCCTTATTTTAAAGGACCACATATAAAGGTAGATTTAACTGAAGGTGATGATTTTGATAATGATGTTGATGATTATAATTTTGATGATGATGAGGATAACGGACGTCCAGTTGGCACTCAAGAAAAGATTGTGCCAGAGATTGAACCTATTGTTAGGCAAGAATCAATTACTGAGCAAGCTTTAAGACATTATGCAATATCTAAAATCCAACAAGGACAAATGACACCTTCAGAAGGTAAAGACTTAATTGATTCAGGGAATCCAGATGGTATTCCTAAAGATGACATGGCTTTGTTTAATGCTGTTAAGACAAGATTTGCGATGGACCAAGCATTAGTAGATACTTTAATGGACCAAGATGGCACACAAGAATAAAGGAGACTTATGTTAAATAATAAAAACAGACCATTAGAAACAAACGAAGCAAGACCAACAATTGTTAGAGGCAACATAACACGTGTTTCAATAAGAAATGTTGATAATATGGTTGTTTGTGATGTTGTTGATATGATGGGTAATTTTCATAAAAGCGTTGAATCTATAGTCCAAGGTAGCGGTTCTTCTGATTCATATACAAAACTTTCTTATGATGTAGGTAATGAAGTATATATAATGCAAACATCACACAACGCTCAGCCTTATATACTTGGCACTGTATATAAACCTTCAAAAATTGAAGTAAGTAGAAACGTAGAGTTTTCTGATAATTCTTTTGATAGAGAATCTGTTGTTGCAAGTGATTATATTATTTCTAATAAAGGGAACAAAATAAATCTTTCACAAGATTACGGTATAACACAATCTTCTACTCAAGACATTAGATTACAGTTAGGGCCAAGTGGTATCCTTAGAATAAGTAAAAAAGGTTTATGTGAAGATTATCCTCTGAAAGGTGCGGCATATATTACTGCTATAAATGATTATCTTGATGAAATAAGAGATATACAAGATGACCTAAGAGAAATGATGAGTATTATTTCTGGATTCACAGCTACTGAAAGTGCAGCGGCAAAAGCTTTTTATGATGCTTGTGTTTCTGGTGGTCCTGCAGGTTTGATTGCTGCAGCAACAACAGCTGCTGCTGCATATAATACACAAGTCGTGGCTCATCAATCAACAACATCCAGAAACACAACACTTCAAGGATTACCTTTAAGAACTAAACAACAGACTGGACAAGAACAGGCTGCTGCTTTATGCACAACAATTAAATTACCTAAAACACCAACGTGAGAGTTATGACGTTTAACACAGTTAAACTTTTACTAAATAAATGATTATACACCTTAATGTTCTAAGAAAGGATAACGCACAATGGCTATAAACTCAGATAGGCCTATTGCTAATAAATACAAAGACGTCAAGTTTGATGGTGAAAGAGCTCCAAGAACCATTGCTGCTTTTGTGGATCAAGCTGCTCTAATGAGCACATCAAGTGGAGTAGGGTTATTTCTTTCAGACTTAACTAAGATTCCTGCAAGATACTTTTTAGAAGTTAGAAAAGGTGATGAAGTAATTGCAGTAATGAAGTTCCCATATGACCCACAATCTGTAGCTTATTCAAGACCACAACCTACAAATATAACATATACATTAGGAGGAGTTGTTAGAGAAGCTTCAAGCATTAGAAGACATGATTTAAGTCTTTCAGGGAGGACTGGTTTAGGCAGAAGAAATGCATACTCAAGAGACGGAAAACTATTATACATCGAAGGTGAAGAAGTATTCCAAGAATTTGATGAGTTTTTCAAGCGTTATCAAGAAATATGTGCAGCTGAATTTGGTTTAACACAAAACATAATGCCTTCTATACCTCATGATAGAAACAAAGATAGATTATCAAAATTCGGAGCTAATGGTCAAGAACAAGTCTATATGGTGCTAAGATGTTTAGACGAAGATTTACATTTAATGGTTGAGCCTGTAAATTTTAAATGGGAAAAGTCAGTGGAGACAAACAGATTTGATTATGCTTGGACTTGTGATTTTCATGCGTATGGTTATTCAACTAAATATACAAATCCTTTCTTCTTTGCTATGGATACTGTTGATAATATAATGAATGGAATGGCAGGTAATATTTCAGTAGTAAATAACTTATTAAACAATGTTTCAAATGATTATGTTGGAAGAGTTAGAGAAACAATTAGAAATGTTGCAGGTGCAATGAGAGTAGCAGCAGATTTTGCAACAGCTTTTGACGGCTTACTAAGTAATGTTGCTGGTATTGCAGCAGACTTAGCTGATGTTGGAGCCAGTGCTAAGTTTATTGCCTCAAGTTTTGAAGCAGGATTCGGTGAAGATTCAACAGCACAAAACTTTGAAGAGGTATGGAAAAGCAATTTAGGTGAGTTTCATCGAGTTGAAACAACTTATGTAACAACTCTTACATTTGATAACACACAACAAGCTCTGGAGGTTCATTCAACTCCTATTGTTATAGGCGATGATACGTATAGAGACCAACTAGGCAGCATCATCGCAGGTCTTTCAGGAGTTGAATCAACGGCACAAATCTTAAGAGGGTCTATTCCAAGAAAATTCTTTGAAAGCAGAATGCTTAAAAACGAAAATAATTTACTAAACTTAGGTGAATACTTATCAAACGAAGCAAACCTATCAAAATTAGCTAAAGGTTTAATAAATGAACCTAATATTGACGACTTTAGAAATGATAATACAGCAGCTTATGTAATAGGTGCTAATGAAGACTTAACAAACATTGCTAAGAAGTTCTATGGAGATCCAGATAAATGGAGAGTTATTGCTGAATTTAATGATTTTAGAGACCATAGAAGAAATTCTGAAGGTAGATTTATAGAACAAGGACAAACTATTAGAATCCCTTTAAACAATATGGGACAAACGAATCCGTTCGGTGAAATTCTTGACCCAATCGGAATAGATTTATATATGCCTTTTGATGATATATGTATTGACCATGTAAATTTAGATGTAACGCTAATAGGCAATAAAGAAAACATTGAGCAGATTATTAAAAATACATTACTAACAAGAAGAGGTGAATTAGCTGGATTCGGATTCGGACTTGGTGCTATTCCTCAAATAGGTAATGAAGCATATGTTGCTGCAATATTAAGAGAAACATTGATGCAAGACCCAAGAATAATATCAGTTTCTAACATAGTCGTTGAATACGAACAAGACTCAGTAGTTGTAAATTGTGATGTATCGGCTATAGATGAGATTACTATAAAGGTCAGAGTGCCTATCAGTGGCTGTGGTTAATCACAAAAAATATTTAAAAAACAAAAACAAAATGATATATAATAACGTTAGGAGGAGCTAAAAGATGCCTGTATTCGTTCCAAGAACACAAAAACAAGTGCTTAGAGATTTAACAGCAAAGGTAGTATCAAGAACTGATTTATCCGATGTAAATGTTGGCTCAACACTTTTTACTATTCTAAATGCTATTTCAATGGAAGTAGCAAATACTGAAGCAAGAATGTTTAATCTTCGCAGAGGTTTTTCTTTACAAAACTCTACAGGGTCAGAACTTGATGCACGTTGTGCTGAGCTTCCTCCTATAGGTATTTCAAGGAAGAGAGACACAAATGCTGCTGGGAGCTCATTAAAGATTACTCGTGATTCAACTCATGCTGATTATAATACAGCATTGATAATTCCTGCAGGAAGTGTTGTAGCTCAAGGTAATAGCGGCCAGCAATATAGAACTGCACAGCAAGTAACAATGCCAGGCGGAATTGCTGATTTAGACAACGTTTATATTGTTGCTAATTCTTCAGGTGCTATTGCAAATGCAAACCTTGGTGCAATCGATACTATCGTTTCAATGCCAGAACAAATTATAGCTGTAACTAACACTGCAGTTATTAGAAACGGTATTGATTTAGAAACAGATATATCTCTAAGAAACAGAGCATTAAGATACATAAACTCATTAGGAAGAGTATCTAAATCTGCACTTGAATTTTTAGGCACTTCTTTTGTTTCATCACAAAACGTATCATTTAAGTTTGCAAGAATCTTCGAAGATCCAACCCAACCCGGATACGCTGAATTGGTTGTTGATGATGGAAGTGGATTAGCTTCACCTCCGACAGAAAGAGTTGGCGATATACAATATACAGTTTCTCTTGATGGAAGTAGATATTTCAGTCATGCAAGACCTGCAACAGAGCCTGTTAGAGCATCTCAACTTGAGATAACAAGAGGCGGTGCTGAAGTTGTGATAAGAGAGCAAGATTTCGTATCAATCCCAGAAAGAGGTCTAATATTCTTTAAGGATGGATTCTTACAATCAGATGATATTTTAAAAATTAAACGAATCAACGTTCATAGAGGATTAATCGCAGAACTTCAAGAAGAAATTGAAGGCAATGTGAATAATGGTGCAGTTTTAACTGGATTCAGAGCCGCAGGAACAAGAGTAAGAATCGTGAATCCAGAGCTAACGATTGCTAAATTCGATGTTTCAATAATAGTGCAACCTGATAGAAATACAGAAGATTTAAGAGAAGCAGTTAGATTAGCTTGCATTGACTATATAAATGAACTTGATATCGGTCAAGAATTAAGAACAGCAACACTCGTTCAGCATCTAATGAATACACAACCTATAGTATCTTGTAGATTAAAGGTTGCAACAACAGATACAGTTTTAGAAGACATCTTCCCTGCAAGTGCTAAGCATACCTTGAGAGCAGATTCATCTTCAATCGCAGTAAATACAACAATATAAAGGATTAAACTAAAATGATTAAAAAGATATTATTTGAAACATTACAAAGGTTTGATTTAAAGGATGCAAATGAACTTCAACAAGGTGTGCTTAATAAGCTTAAATCACTTGCAAATTCTGTAAATACAAATCGTTCTTCTTCAATTCCACAAGGTGGTCCAACAAGTGTAATAACTTGTGTAGGCGTATCTGATGGTATTGCAAGATTCTCTGCTATGGAGTTATTGACTGCAGAAAATGAAGCATTATCATTCGACCAAACAGACATTGATAACGCTTTATTACAGGCTGATATGAATGCTGCATATGCTACACATCAAACTCTTGTTGCTGGTGGGGCAGATCCAGGAGGTATATATTTTTATGCTTATCCTAAATCTGAAAATACTGATTCAGAGAGTAGAGAATTCTTTTCTTTAGTTGATAATGCTCCTACAAACAGAGTTATAAATACAAGACAACAATCATCTATTGAGTTTATAGCAAACACTGCAGAAACCTTTAACGTTCAGAATAGTGATGGATTCTATCCTATAAGAATAGGGCACGTTGCAACTGCTGATATATTAACAACAAACTCCACTTCACCTTTTATCCCGACTAATTTTAAATCTGCATCGTATTATGATTTTACATACCCACAAATTGAATTTGATGATACGTCATTACCTAATGTTGCAAATAACAGAGATAATGCTGTAGGTGGATATTCAACAACACGAACTGAAGGATTAGGATTTAATACTCCTTTTAAGAAACTTGAACGACAATTAAATCGTATTGTTTCTTATGGTGTTTCTGATTCGCAAGCAACAACTTTGCTCGGATACAATGCAAGACCACTTAAATCTCTTCAGGGTTTAACTTATGAGATTGGTGAAGTTTCATCATCAAACGTAAAAAATTCAAACAAAATAAAAAGAGCATCTGCAACAATTGTTTATGACTTTACTGGCTCATCACCTTTAGTTCAACAGGTTTATGATAATAGAAATGAAATAGCAGAATTTGCTGTTGCATTAGACTATACATGGTGTGATACAAATGATTCTGACCCAAATACTGTTGCTTCATCTAAAAACGCATTCTCATCTTCAGGTGGATATACATCATTACAGAGAAAACAAATATTTTCAAGAGTTATCGTTAGTATGGCTAACTCATTTGCTGGTTATCATATCAGAAACTTAAACGTCCATTTCATAACTACAGAAGCTGGTGGTCCAGTAAATAATATAAACGGATTTTTAAAAAATACTAATAACAATAGTGGGACTCAACCTAATATGGGTGGCTTCTCTTATTTTAAGCTTCCAAACGACGGGTCAGCAATAAGTGGTGATGATACAGTAATTTATAGTGATGCAAGTGTTAATAGGATACAAGCAGCTAAAGGTATGGATTCAACTGGAGTTCCTTACACCAAACTTGCTGCTTTTAAATTAGCATTCAACAATATATTTTATTTCAGTGCTCTTGAAAATTCAACAGACAATAAATTCGCAGTTCAAATTCAGGTTGAGCTTGAAGACCCAGATTATTTATCATAAAGGACATATAAAATGGCAGTAACAATAGCAATTTCTTCTGACGTGGCTCAACCATTATCACAAGAAAATTTACCACAAACAATAACACTAACAGGGGTTGGGACTGATAGTGGTGATTCAGGAGCATCATTTAATTTTAGTTGGCATATTATTGATAAGCCACCTTCATCAACAGCAACATTATCAGCTTTAGTCGGCTCTTCTGTTTCATTAGCTGCTGATTTATGGGGTTCATATAGAATATTTTGTATCGCAACTAATCTTGCAACGAATGAATCATCAACTTCTAACCCACTTGAGGCACCTCTTAACTCATTCTTTGACATAAGAGTTGAATCAACAAATAAAGACTTAGAAAAGCCTTCTAAATCACAACGCAATTGGCATCCTCAATACTGGAAGCTTGTTGATGTTGTTGAAGGATTAAATAGCACACCAGCAACTTTCTTAGCAAGTGGTGATGTTGAAATAGCGACAGCAGCAGAAATAGCAACTGTTGCTGGACCGACTGATTCAACAAGCGGCAATGATTTCTTAGCAATAACAACCGAGCAGTTATCAGCTGTATTACAAAACAACTCAGCTAATGGTAATCTAACAAGCGCACAAACAAACGTATTACGTAATCACGTTAAAACAGCTGCTTTAGAAAAGATGAATGAGGTATCAATCACAGAATTAGCTGACGTTGATACAACAACTCATACACCTGTAGCTAATGACTTATTAGTCTGGAATCCAACAGCAACTGATGATAGTGGCGATAATGATACAGGTGCTTGGGTGCCTAAGTCTGCTGCTGAATTATCATTAGGAGGTGGTGGAGGAACATCTGCAGGTAATCAATATCAAATACAAATAGCTGATGCTTCTAACGGATTCGCTGCAGCTAACTGGAGTATTGATTCAGGAGATGATTTCATACCGGGGACTAACAATGCTTTTGATATAGGAAGCACAGGGAATGCTGTAAGAGATATATACTGTGATGGTAATCTATATCTTGGAACAAGTGGTTTATCTGTTGATTCAAACGTATTAAAGTTTCAAAGCACAAATAGTATTCCACATTTCAGCGGAACTCCTGCAGATAATCAAATACTTAAGTATGACTCTTCAGCTGGTGGATGGCAATTAGAAGCAGACGTTTCTGCAGCAGGCATTGATGGTTTAACATCTAATGGAAGTAATCAATTACTTATAGATGCTGCATATGACTTAGACCCTGCTTCAACTGGCGTCCATTTAGGATCAAGCTCAAATAGATATGGAAATGTTTATGCATTAGACGGGAACTTTTCAGATGATGTAACTATAGGAGACGTTGCGATAATCCAAGGGAACGCAATGTTTGAAGATTTTGCAACAATTCAAGACGATGGAGCAGCTGGAACATTATTGATTAAAGCTGGTGAGAATGGTCAAGTTTCAGGTCATATTGACTTAACATCAGACGAAGTAATCGTTGGAGCAACTACAGCATCAACTGCTGGTAAATTAAGTATTGTTGATTCAAGTGGAGATAAGATAATTCTATCAACACAAACCAAACAAGGTGTTTCACATACAATGTTATTACCTCCTGCAGGTGGCGCTGCTAATTCTGTTATGTATGCTTCTTCTGTTGGCACAAATGAAACTTCATTAGAATTTGCAACAATAAAACAAAGAGTTATTTATTCTACAGGTGGTCTTACAAGAACAAATAGCGTATCATCTTTCAGTGGAAGTAATCTATCTCATCCTGTTGATTCGCAAGCTTGCATATATTTTGCAAGAAACTGCACAGGGAACTCAATAGATTTAAAACAAACACACGTAATGGTTGGGTCAATGATGAATGCATCTTTAACTATGAGTTTAGTAAAAGCAGCTAATGATTCTGCAGCACTTGCTAATACATGGACACAACTTGGAAGTGGATTCACAGTAAATAATTCAAGTGGGAGTGGAGGAACTTTAGGTCAAGGACAAAGCAAACAAACCACTTCATCAACTATTGCTAACGGTGAATATGTAGGTGTTGTTATTACTACTATACCTAATACAGGACACGCTGATTCAATGATATCAGTTCAATTTGAGCTTGAGGCAAACGTAGGTTTCGCTTAATAGCTAATCACGAGGTTTATGCCAGTTAAATGTTTTTTAAAAACAGGTATAAATACTCAACGACATCATAAAAACATAAACAGAATTAAGTGAGGTATATTAAATGGCACATTTTGACGTAAATGGACTCGAGCTGGGGTTCGGATCTCCAACAACATTCAACTTAGCAACTTCAGCAGAGTTTGTAGGTGGCGGCTTTGGTGCTCCACAAAGTATAACAGACGCAAGTGGTAATACATACGCACATAATCAAGAAAGATTCTTTGGAGATCCTCACGATAATGTTTTAGCAACTATCTTCGGCAAAGAAGATTTATTATTACCTGATAATGGTGGAGAAGTTTTACAATTAAGAGGGCCATTCGGACAATTATTTGATACGTTTAATATACCTTCACCTCAATTTGAAAAACCTGTTGGTCCTTTCTTTGCTAAGTTTATATCTGAAGATGTAAGTGGAAGAGAATATGATGCATTTAGTGGATTATCTTCATATAAAACAGAGCTTTATACAGACATAACTGGTAAATCACTTACATTATGCACTCCTGTTATGGAGCAAGGTGATTATAAATTAAGAATATTCTTCGGACAAGGTAGAGTTGAATTCTTTGAGTTTGGTGATACGTTAAAAGTAGTTCATAGATTAAGAAATGATAAAACACTTTCAATTAAGAATCAATGCCCAAGATACTGGAATGTTTCTGAGAGAACGGATGCTGTTGAATTAGATACACAATATATAAAACGTAATGAAAGTAATCTATCAAAGATATTACATTCAGTTGGTCAAAACTTTAATAATGTATATAACTCTGATTACACACTTACAACAGACCAAACAAACAAAAATGAAACAATTTTAAACGTTGAATCAACAATAGATTTTCCTTCAGAAGGTGTATTACATTTAAATGATGGACATACTCTAAGTTATACAGGTAAAACACATAATACATTTACAGGTATAACAGGTATATATAAACAAATAGATAAACGTGTTAGAGTTGCTGCAGAAAACAAAGAATTAAATGTAATAGATAACTTTTATAAAGTTCAAAACAACGGATTCTATAAACCTCTTGCACATATAACTGAAAAGGAATGGTTAAGTGCATTCCAGATTGTAGAATATAATGAAAGAGCATCTGAAAAGGTTATATTTGAATATTTCTATCAGCTAATGAAAAAGATAAACCTAATTAAACAGGTAAATATAACAGGTAGCATAGTTTCAGCACCGCTGGATTCGTCTGCATGGAATTGCTCACACATTCAACGATATTGTAAGATAACAGGTGCAGATGGCAATGGAAGATATTTCTTTATTGTTAGTGAAGACCCAAATAGTGCAACACAATTACAACTTTCAGAAATAGGCTCATCATATTTTAATGGTGCAGTTGATAAACCTCAAGGAAGAGAACCTTT